AGTATATTGACCATCATTTATCTTACCTAATAATCTTTTTCTCATAGCAGAAGGTAAAGTACTGATTTCTTTTTCATTTAGAAATTTAGCATATTCAGGTTTTAAGTCTTTTTTACCATTTGCTGTTTGACGTGCAATTATAAATTCAGATGTAGTTAAGTCTGAATCTGCTGCTAAATCAACAAGAGTATCAGGTATATAACCTATCTCATCTAACATTTTATTATAATCAATTTCTTGATTTTTAAATACAGCTTGTTCTTCAGGTATAATTAAATTAGAATCTGCAAATTTAATTTTAGCAATATCTTTTTTTGTACCCCATGTTGTTACTTCATTTCCAAAAGTTTTATCTTTAGATGTATAAGAAATTAATTCTTTTTTATCTTCTTTAGATATTACTGATTTTTTTGGTTCTGGCATAAGATTGGGATATTTACCTTCACTATCTTTTGCAAATTGTTTTTTTATTCCGTCTGCAAAAGCTTCTGCTTCTGCCTTGTTGCCGTCTGCTTTTAATTTAGCTAAATAACTATCCCATTGTTCGTATGGTTGGCCTGTTTCATATTCTCTGTTATCTTCCCATTTTTCAGTTGCTGCCCAAACTTGTTCAACTGTTGCCTTAGGATTTTGTTTTTTATATCTAACAGCATACCCTTCTACAGCTTTCCATTTAACATAATTAGTTACATCATCAAAACTCCATACATCTTTTCCTTCAACTTTACTTACAGCTGCATAATTCTTTTTCATATTATTTATAGCGTCATCGACTTCATCCCATATTGCTTTATCTTCTTTTAATGCTTGTAATAATACGCTACTATTTCTAACACGAATATCTTCAGTTTTAATTAAGTCACTTAAACGTCTTCCTTCTGGTTTAGTTTTAAAATCATTTACCAATTCTAATGCTCTAGAATCAGCTTGTTCCTTAGTTAATTTTGATTCTATATATTCATCTATTTCAGTAAAATCAAAAGTTTCAGAACCATTTTTATTTAAGTCTTCTAATACAGAACGACCTAAAGTTTTATCTGTTTCAGAGGTAAAAGTATCATTTTTAAGTTTGGTTAAAAATTCTTCTGCAGCACCTTCTAATTTAAAGTCTGCTTTAGCTTGTTCTCGTTCACCTTTTTTCTTCCAGACCTCCATGGCTTTAAGATGCCATTTACCATTCTCTCCCCATTCTAAAGATCTATGTTCACCTAATACTTTTTCTTTCCCATCAATCGTTAAAATAGTTTTATTACCTATTGAAAGAATTTCATCAGGACCTAATTTTCCTGCATCAATCATTTGTGGTAAAATCTTGTCATTTAATCTTTTCCAAGCTCCAGCATAATTTAATTGTTCACCTTTTGCATTATAACCAGCATTTAAAGAAGATAATAAATCTTTAAACGATTGAGCATCTTTTAATGTAGCTAATTGTCTAGTAGCCATATTAATATCAACTTCAGATAATTCTATTTTATAAGCGTTTCTAAATTCTTCCGTAAAAGTTTGATTAGCTTCTAATATAGATTTCATAAATCCACTACCACCTCGTTCAGTAGGTAGATATAAGAAATCTCTACTATATTTTTGAATATCGTGTAGTTTTAAATATTCTTTAGTTAAATATTTTAAAGATGCAACTTTTTCTTTATGAGTTAAATTAGGATTATTAACTTTTATTTTAACTGGTTTACCTTCAATTTCTGCAATAAAAATATCTTGATTATTTAAATACTGATTTCGTACCCAAGGTATAAATCTTTGCTTCAGGTCCGCTGTCCTAAGTTGTTCTCTTATTCTTATATGTTTACCTGTAGACAGTCTACCTTCAGCAACATCATCACTAGGACCACCAGCACTTTCTACATTAACAAGACCATCACTTAAAATATTTTGATTATTAGCATTACTTTTAAATAATTTTTCAGCTGCTGCTGCCTCGTCAGATCCTAAATATTCTTCCCATTTATTTTCGTAATGAGTGATGTACTCATCATTAATGGCATCTTTTTCTCTATTAGCTGCAATCTTTTCAACAAAATCAGCTCCAAGATTTCCAGCTAACATCCATAGTTCACCTTGTCTTTGAAGGCTAGCTGACTCAAACCTAGCTTCATCAAGGTTATAGGTTTTTATTTGTTGGGTAGTAAATCTATTATTTTGCTTTAGATTGGCGATGTTTTCTTCAAATGTTGACATAATTATGGACCTGTAAAACCTGTATAAAGTGAAGTAGTTGAACTAAGAGTATTTCCACCCGTATAAGAAATGTTTGGATTTATTAATGAAGAATAATTACTTCCACCTCCTTGGCTAAATATATTACTTCCACCTCCTTTAGCCATTGCTCCTCCAACAGCTCCTGCAATACCTAATAACATTCCAGTTGCACTAGGCATAGCTTCTAATGTTGGAGGTCTAGGTGTAAATCCATGAACAGGTGATCTCCATGTTTTTTGGAATGCAGCTCTACGTCTACGGTTAGCATCATTTCTAATAATTTCTTTTTGTAATAAAGATTTATCTTTTGCCATCATCATTTCTCTTTGAGATTTAGTAATAGCAAAGCCTACTTTTCGTAAACCTTCATTAGCTAAACGAGTAGCGGTAACACCAGTTTGAGTACCAGCGTATTCTTTTCTATATAGCTCTTGTAAAGCTTGTACATTATATCTAGCATGCTTATCTTGAGCTTGTTCTATAGCTAGATCTTGTTGTCTCCAAGCATCAGCCATTTGTTGGAAAATATTATCATAAGCAATCTGAGTATCTAGCTGTTGATTTTTCCATTTAACATCATTTAAAATAGCATCATTATAATATGCTATATTATCTTGTCTAAAGTTTAAGAGTTTAGCTCGGTTACGTGCTTTAGTAGCGGCACGTTGTGACATATAGCTGCCTACTTGTCCTGCTGCTTGTAGTCCGACTTGAGCGACAATGGGGTTACACATTTAATTTACAAAATTCAATAAAGGTTAGTTGGTTAGGACCATACTTAAGTTCCCTTAAGAATTTGAATCCTAAAAATCGTAGTAATTTTAGATGGACGGTGTTACGTTTATCGACGATATTCCATAGTAACGGTTCCGTTCTACTGTCAATAAACTTTTTAGCTTGCCTAGCAAAAGTGTGTGGTACTTTTTCGATCTCTGGTGTACAAAGCATCCAGATTAAACCACCTTGTTGCACTCCAGCTATTCCGGCAGTCTTGCCGTTAGGAGCTGTAAAATAGACTGTATCGCCGTTTAAAGCGTCTCTAGGGATCGAAACCAAAGGATTCTCCCCATGACCTTCATAGACCTCTCTGAAGTCGTCAGGACGTAAATGGAAGGCTACTTCAGTAGCAGCCTCCTTTGTAATTGGATGGATATATTTACTCATTTAAAGTGAATTGTAATTTATCTATTGTATCTTGCATCCAAGATTCCCAAGGATTACCTAAGGGTAGATTCATACCTTTATACATTCGGTTCTTTTTTAACCATTGAATGTATATACGTATTTCGTGTTCGGTAAGGGTGAGGTTATACACGTTGATAGAATTTAGGATTGTAATCTCCTTCCCAAGTCATTGAGTTTACTATAGCTGGGGAGGGGTGAGTTGAGTTAAGGTGTACACTTAAATTAGTATTTCTTTCATACACAGGTATAGTATGTATATATTCGTCTGCTACACCTAAGGTGTTAGCTAAATAAGAATCCCATTCAATAGATTCATATGTTTTATTATAATCTGGTCTACCTTTACGTTTAAGAGTAACATCAATTAAACCTACTGATCCAAAAGAAAAATTCAATCTATGAACAATTAAAGAACCTCTGGTTTCAGATCTAATCTGTTCTCCAGTTGATTGTGTAACATATATAGTAGGAAGTTCTACCTCAAATTCATAAAGATAACCTAAGATAATATCTAATGAAGACCAGTCGCCTTCCCATTCAATATTACCACCATTAACAGTAGCTTTACTAAAACGACCAACATTATTACCAGCTGTTTTACAGAAGACAGCAAGCTGACCTGAGTTATCATAACCCGTAGGTTTGGTCATACTGGTTTTATTAGTAGTAGCATTATAAGTTAATGATCCAGAACTAATTTCTTTTTTAGTATCTAAATGTATAAGGTATTCAGTAGGAGCTGTACCAACCATTAAAGTATCTGTAGCTTTTTTAATATCAAATGATTGTAAAGTATAAGTACTTCCATTTTTTAATATTGCATAATAAACATCGTCCATCGTACAATGAAAAGTTACAGTCCCGGGAAGCTCCCATCGAAACCAAGCTGATTGGATTCGTTGTTCTCCTTGAGTATAATATTTATACCCCCATACTTCATTTTTATCTTTTGAACCAAATAGTACCATTGAGTTTTCAGTAGATTCAGCTACTAATGTTATATCATCTGGAAATAACTTAGATATAATTTTAGTTTGTTCTAATACTTGAGGTTCACCATTTCGTTGTATACCAGCCATTTCATGGAATCTAGTACGTTTCGCTGTGCTGTTTAACCAACCTGCTGTCGTACCCATGTTAAATGGTTTAGTCTTTTCATTAAATGCATATGATGATAAATAAGAAACAATCGCAGTTTCAGGTGTTAATTGTGCTTCATCTGTTTTTAATAAAAACTGTTGAGATGCACTAAACATTAAAAGACCTGCGTTAACTTCTATAGCATCAAATAAATCTGTTGGATATGTAGAGGTAGATTGTAAATCAATAGGATCGGCATTAGCAATAGTAAAAGCAGTTTTTGCCCAGAAATTATAAAAATCATTAACCCTAGATAAGATTACATTTTCTCCACTTAATAATCCTATTCGGTTTCTAAAGAAAAAGATTTTATTTATTTGGTTATCTACAAAAGATGGTTTTGGATTAGTAAGATCATCTCCTACAGCTCGATCATCCCATGGTGGATACTCGAATCTAAAAGCACCATTAGCATAAGATGTTGCACCACCCCCATTAATAGAAAATGTTCCGGGTAAAACTCGTTTAAGTTGAAGTGGCATTGTATCCACATCAAATTTTATATCTAAATTAGGAGCTGGACATTCTTCCCACACACCTTCACCATAGCGATTAGGTGTATAAATCATAGCTGTACCAGAACTAATAGTACCAGATGCAGAATCAGTTACTTCAAATGTATTAGTTGCAACGTTAGCTACGGTGTAAAATCCATCTGTACCTGCACCACTTGTAAAATCTGCAATAATAGTATCTCCATTAGATAAACCATGACTATTAGAAGTTACAGTAATTGTAGTACCAGATCTAGCATACGTAGCTGAAACTGAATTATCATCAGCTATATTATTAACTTTAAATTTTAAATAATAGTCATCTTGATCTTCACCACTATTTACAACTTGAACAATATAACCATGTCTACAAGTTTTAGGTAAATCTTCAGCTGAGTTAGCTGTAGAAGTAATGATATTCATCAAATTGGTTTCAGTTGTCGTTACATTAAAGGGTGTATCACGGTGTAGATGTAAACCATTACCTGCAACTGTAACAGTCAAACCATGTCCACTCATAGAATCTATAGCATTTTTTATTCCTGCTAATATACTTTCAGCTGATACATTTTCTACTGCATTTGAGGCTGTAGGTTCAGGTCTTACTAAAGCTACATTAGCTCTAGCTGTAATAGCTACATGAGCTGTAATTTTAATTTGTGTTTCTAAACCTTTATTAGATGTATATGTATGTGTGTCATTAGTAGACCAACCTTCTCCTCCAAACTGTAAGGTAGGATGAGGTTGATAAGAATCATCATAAGCATTATTAGTAGAACCTTCTTGAGGAATAGGAGTACAACGTACATCCATTTCATACCTAAGGTTACTTTTACCACGTGTTATAGTAACGTTACCTGATGTAGTTCCAGATGCGGTATCTGTAATAGTTAAAGTATTTGCATCTGCTACGGATTGAATAGTATATGTACCATCAGTAGCTGTTCCAGATGTAAAATCTAAAGTAATTTTTTCTCCATTAACAAAACCATGTCCAGTTTTCGTAACTGTCACAGTTGTTCCTGATCTAGCATAAGTACCAGAATCAGTTGTAGCCGGAGGTGAAGTTGAATGTATTGAAGGTCCAGTATCAGTAGATGTAGGTCCTACAGTATGTTTAGACATACCTTCACATTTACCATCATTTGAATACCCTGATATGCCACTTGTATCTACATCCTCTTCAGCTTCAATAGCAGTAGCACGATTATACGTAACTGTACTATGGTTAGTAGGATCAAATATATCTAATGAATATTGTTTACCATATGTAATAGTACGTAAAGATATAAATGCTTCGTTAACTAAAGCAGATGTTTTATTAGCTGAATCAGTTTTCATTGCTACAGTTTTAGTTCTGTTAGCAAAGAATGTAGTTTGGTTAACGGTTAATGGTTGAATATCTTCGGGGTTAGTATGAACTAAATAAGTAGCTAAGTTTGTACCAGCAACATTAGCATAATCTACTGGTATAAGTGCTCCATCACTACATCTCCATATATTAACTACACCATCTGTAGCTACTTGTCCTATATATTGTTCATCTTGTTCTGTGTAAATTGGAAACCATTTACCACCTGTACCTGCTGTACTAGGTGAGATAGCTGCTACCAAATCACTTCCGGGTCTTTTAATACAGCCACGGGTAATATCTGGTATAGCATTTTTAAGGTCAACTACTTGTCCGGGAACTTTTAGTTCATCTGGTAATTCAGATATACCGGATTTATAGTTACCTACTTGTTGTGTAATACTAGCCATTAACGTCTTAATGCTCTATAAGGTTTGTAAGATTGATATGCAGATTCATCAGGCCAACCCATAAAGTTATGGTCACCTTGATTGCATTCATATTCCATACAAGAAGCTCTAGCTTGAGTCTCAAATACACCTAACATTTGTTGTAATTGAGGGTTAGCAACTAACTGTACTGCTGCTCTTCCAGCTGCTTTGTATGTAATATACCTTTGAAATGGTGCAGGTATATCTTCAAAGTTATATAATCTAATAACATTTACGTGAAAATGATCATCATCTGGATATTCAAAAGTATGATTAACTTTATCATATATTTTCCAAACACCATCTGAATCTTTTCTTCTTACAAAATCTCTAGTTTTATCCCATTCATCTGCATTATCAATTCTAATGTAAGATGAATCTATAATAATTTTATTATCAGAACCTACCAGTTGTTTAATATGGTTCTCTCTATTAAAATGCCAACCTTCATTTTGTACGTCTTGGTTAGATTCTTTTAAAAGATTATATATAAATGCTACCTCTGGATTATCATAGTCTAAAGTAGAAATAGGAGCCTGACCTATACTACCCAAGATAGTATTAACTGCGGATAGTTCGGTATCGAGATCAACTGTTGTGGGAGTAGAAGTCATAGTGTTAATATTTGTGAATAAAAAAAAGGGAGGTTATAAAACCCCCCATTTATAAGATTAAATAATTTGTGCTGCTACAACTGCACAAGTGTCAAGAACACCTGAACCGCCTACAGTATTATATGCTAATCTTAAGTTTTTAGTTGTTGATGCAACGGCTGATGAGCCGCCAGCGGGAACAACTGTACCGCTTGTATCTGAGACGGAGACACGGGTCTCTGTTCCTTGACAGGAACCGTATTCACCGACTGCTGTTGGGACTGCCATATTATTATATTGTTATGAAACTGTTCCTAGAATAGAGCTGTCTGAGTGCTGTCTTCCATACTCTAAAGGAGTAGCTGGGTTTTTCGTAACTGAACTTTTGACCTTTCCAATACCACTATAATCTGCAGAAGCATGGTAGTTACCTTTTGTTCTGGTTATAGTTTGTGAAGTTCCGGGTTTTAAAGACATGATTAGCTACGTGCTGAAGTTAATTCAATTGCACCTGCTGGGTTAAGTGTTCCTACACCCATAGCAAGTCTTCCAACCATTACGTCACCTTGGTATAAAACGGACACATCTCCGCCTGTTACTTGAACCTGAGGTCCAACTGCTTCTACAATACCTGCAGCGTCTCTTTGATAGATAAGACCGCAATGAGTTGAGAAGTCACCAGAGTATGTATTGTTTTCACCAGACTGACCATTAACTGTACCAGCTAAGAATGGTAGGTTGTTTGAACGCTTGATCTGAATACCAGCAATTTCAACTAGACCTTCACCAGAGTTTAGGTTACCTTGTGAGTTACCATAGTCTCTGTTTAAGATGTTAGATGATACTTGAGAAACAAGTGCATAGTATTGTCTTGGATTCAAGACTGCTGTACGTCCAGTTTTTGGAAGATTTTTTTCGTCAAGAACTGCAGCTGCTTCAAAGAAAGCATCAACAAGTGCTTGAGCATTATATTCCTTAGTTACACCTAGCTCAATAGTTGTACCGCCGGGTTCTGGTCCGGGAGATGCTGTGATAGGATGTGCTTCTCTTGCTGCTAGAGCAATAGTTCTAAACACTTTCTTATCATAAGCTTCAGCCAAAGCATGACCGATCTTAGCAGAAATTTCTGAGCGTAGAGAGTAATGTGCAAGTGTTTCATCTAAGTCATATACAAATGCAGAACTAATTAATAGGTCATCGCATTGTATAGTTTTCTCAGCTACTGGAGGATCACCACTTCCGAGGATAGGTTCGCCGGGAGTATGGTAAGCCGCTTGCATT